GGGATGATTGGGACGATTGCGTAGGCTAGGCGATTGTGTCATAAGATTGTTCTTAGGACGAGCGCCGCCAGTACCCGCATCGCGGACGAAGCGTAGGCGCCCCAGGCTGACCACCCATCAGCCACCGAATCCAAGATTGCGCCCGAAGCAATCAGGCGGCTCCACACCAGGGCCGCCCTATTCGCGCATCAACGCCACGCACCCACGGTACGCTTACCGAGACCCCCTGACCGGATTGCACCCCAGCCGGCCCGCCCGCACAGCACCGGAACATCCTCCACGTCGACCGGTCAGGGGACACTACTCCAACGCCTGTGAACGCCAGCTAAAAGGACCGGACATCATGCGGAAATTCGCAGCATTTGCCGGCATTGCGCTGGCCCTGATTGCCTCACACGCTCACGCCGCCGACAAGGGCGGCCCGCCCGCTACGCTTGAGCAGATCATCGCGGCGACACCCTCGGCACTCCGCGGTTGCTATGTGGAGGCCGGGCTCGCCGGCACGTTTCTCGCCGCTGGGGACCGCGCATCGAATGGCGCACTCGGCGCCGGCTGCCAAGTCCGGATCGACCGTGCTTTCATCGGCGCCAACATCCGCGGCTTTTTCGGTGAGGACCAGACCCGTGGCGGGAGCTTGGGCGCCCGGCTCGGCTTCGCGCTTAATCCCAATGTGGACCTATACGGCTTGGTGGACTGGCGTGCGCCCGACTTCAAGCTGGGATCAGTCGGCCAGCTCTACGTGGGCGGAGGTCTGGAGACTACCCTATTCGTCGAGGGACTGTCGGCCTTTGCTGAAGGATCATTCGCCGTCAGCAAGTGGGGCGGTGCCACCAAGGACGACTTCGCCACTATCATCGGTCTGAGGTGGCGCTTCCGGTGAGCCCGTCCCTCGTCATCCTCTGGATCGTGTTCATCCTGCTAGTCCACTGCGTCGCGACTGCAAACGCCGTCACATTGGACGATTGACCATGAACGCCGCCACCCTCAAAGCCTCGCTTCTGCAGCTCGCCGGCACCGTCTCTCACTGGTGCGTCTGGTGGGCCAAGCTCGTGCTGGCCATCGGCCTCGCCTACGCCGCAAGCCGCATGTTCGCGATTGGCTGGATCAACATCGACGCCGTCCGCATTCCAATTCCCCGCGTTACGGCCGAGCCGCTGCAGCTCTTGTACTTGGCCGGCGCGGTATGGTGCCTCAAGTAATCGCCGCCCGCACCCGTGAGCGTTTGACTAAATGGAGGCTCACACGTGAAGCAGCTTCTCAAGGATCTGTTCGGAGACCTCAGCCCGTGGGGCCGTCTCTGGCTCAACTTCGGCGTCGCCGCTCTCATTGCAGCGTCTTGGATGTCCTTCATGGTCGGGCTCAAGATGACGCTCGCCCATGCCCTGTTTCTCGTGATCCTGTCGTTCGTCGCGGCATTCCTGCCCGTCACGGCTGAGTTCATGTGGCAGCAGGGCCGAAAGGCAATGGCTCTCGTTCTCGGCCTCCTCTGCATCCCGCTGCTCGCTGTCGAGTTCGGCCAGCACGCGGCATATACGGCCGGCATTCGCGGCCACGACATGGCCGTCACGCGCGTGCAGAACGTCAAGCACAAGGGCGCTCAGGACAACGTAGAGGAGGTGGGTAGCCAGATCGCATTCTGGACCAAGCGCCGCGCTGATCTCATCCAGCAGAACGGCTGGACGGCTTCAGTTACGGCCGACGCCCTCCGAGCCCGCATGGCCAGCTTGAACCTTGCCATCGATCAGGAGGCCGCCCGCGGCGGCTGCAAGCAGCGTTGCCTCGCCCGTACGCAAGAGCGCGACGAGGTGGCTTCTCGCATTGCCGTGCTTGAGGAAACCAAAACCCTGGACGATCGCATCAAGCACGCTACAGCCAAGCTCGAGGAGCTGCGCGGCAAGGCTGCCACGGTCGAGTTCAAGTCGAGCCAGACCGAGCACATGAACGCTTTCTTGTCCAAGGCCGTCGCGTATTTCGGACAAGGCGAGTTGCAGCCTGACGCCAAGACGGAGGAAGGCACCCAGCTTTCAGCCAATCTCGCTATGGCACTGGCCGGCACCGGCCTGCCCGCGCTTTGCTTCTTTGCCGCTGGCTTGTTCCGCCGCGCGCGCACTGACGAGCCCGACGCCCCCATTGCCCAGCCCACCCCACACGTTGCACGTGAAACACCCCCCAAGCGCGAGCACATGAGGCTCGGCGATGCCGCGGCGCTCGTCGCAGGGATGAAAGCTGCCGCATGACCACGGCCACCAAGTCACCCCCTAAGCCCAAGACAGCAAGAGAGCGCTTTGCAGAGTCCATTGCTGCCGTAATGGCCGACTACGACACCATGCCTGATGCAGACCGCTATCACATCGATAGGGCCATCATCGAGCATATGGACGTGGTCCCCAAGGATTGGGCCATGGCCATGAGGAGCCTAGCAGAGAAGGTGAGCAAGTGAGTGAACAACGCGAAGTGTTGCGTGATCAACACAACCGTTTTGTAAAAGGCACAAAAGGGGGGCCGGGCCGGCCGACAGGATCGTCGCGCTACGAGCTCGGCCAGGACTATGTGCGCGACTTGCAGGAGGCATGGAAGGCCAAGGGCCAAGCCGCAATTGACACAGTCATTACCGAGCGCCCGCACGAGTTTCTGAAGGTCGTGGCCGGCCTCTTGCCTAAGGACATCAACATCAAGGTCGATCAGTTGAGCGAGATAGATGACACCGAACTCGCTGCTTGCCTCGCTTCCCTTAGAGCCCTCGCGGATACCTGCTCTGCTGAAATTGCTCGAGCGGGAGCAATCGAAGCGGATAGCTCAGAACCGGCTGAAAGCCTACGCCCCGTACACTAAGCAAAGGGAGTTCCACGACGCTGGCGCCGTGCATCACGAGCGCCTGTTCATGGCAGGAAACCAGCTTGGCAAGACGTGGGCCGGCGGTTTTGAGACGGCCATGCACCTGACCGGCCGCTATCCTGATTGGTGGAAGGGTGCGACGTTCTCGAAGGCTCGCATCATCTGGGCATCTGGCGTCACGGGCGAGAGCACACGAGACAATCCGCAACGGGTGCTGATCGGCAACCCGCCGCGGGAAGAGGAATGGGGCACCGGCACGATACCCAAGGATTGCCTGATCGATTTCGACCGGGCGATGGGTGTGCCGAACCTGCTCGACAACTACGTGGTTCGTTGGGGCGGCGGCGGCGATGTCCAGGCGAGCGAGTCCATCGTTTACTTCAAGGCTTACGAAAAAGGCCGGGAGAAGTGGCAGGGCCCAACGATCGACGCAGTGTGGTTTGACGAAGAACCGCCGCTCGACATCTACACCGAAGGCCTGACCCGCACAAATCGAGGCCAACGAAGCCAGTTCGTCTACATCACGTTCACGCCGCTGCTTGGTATGTCTGAGGTCGTGAGCCTGTTCCTGCTGGGAGAGAAATGAGCCGGCACGTCACGTCGATGACAATCGACGATGTGGAGCACTACAGCGCCGAGGAAAAGGCCCGCATCATTGCGAGCTACCCGCCGCATGAGCGCGAGGCGCGGGCCAAGGGCATCCCCACGATGGGGTCTGGCCGCGTGTTTCCGATCGCCGAGGAGAAAATAGCAATCGAGCCGGTGCCGATCCCGGACTTCTGGCCTCAGATTGTCGGCGTCGACTTCGGCATTGACCACCCGTTCGGTGCTGCCCGCCTGGCCTGGGATCGAGACAGCGACACGGTCTACGTAACGCACTGCTATCGAGTAAGGGGCGAGATCCCCGCCATTCATGCGGTGCAGATCAAAGCGTGGGGCGAATGGATTCCGGTGGCGTGGCCTCATGACGGTCTGATCAGAGACAAAGGCTCGGGCGAACAGCTCGCTTCGCAGTACGGTTCACACGGCGTCAACATGTTGCCAGAGCGCGCCGAGCACGCTGAAGGCGGAAACGGTGTCGAGGCCGGTATCGCCGACATGCTGGAGCGCATGAGCACGGGCCGTTTCAAGGTGTTCAAGAACCTCGGCGACTGGTTCGAGGAGTTCCGTCTCTACCACCGTGTTGACGGTCTCATAGTAAAGGAACGCGACGACCTGATGAGCGCCACGCGCTACGCTTGCATGATGCTGCGCTTTGCCACGACAAAGCACCCGATTGAGAAGCCGCGCGAGCGCTACAGCCGGCGCCGTGGTGGAGGCTCTGCATGGGCAGCATGAGCGACGACGACGAGGACGACCTCGACGCAACGGAAGCTCCAGAGGCCGACGACGAGGCGCTGATGCGCAAACTCTCGTCGTGGGAAAAGCAGGCCCGCCAGCACTGGTCGCAGTGGCGGCAGGAAGCCCGGCGTTGCTACGATTTCGTGGCTGGCAACCAATGGACGGCCGACGACAAGGCGAAGCTGCTCGAGGAATACCGCCAGCCGATCGTGTTCAACCGTACGGGCCCGATGGTCGACGCGGTCATTGGCGCTGAGATCCTGAACCGGCAGGAAGTGCGGTACGTGCCGCGCGAGGTCGGTGACGTTCAGGTCAACGAAGTGATCAGCGCGGCCAGCGAATGGGCTCGCGATCTGTGCGACGCGGAAGACGAGGAGAGCGACGCATTTTCCGACGTGATCACGTGCGGCATGGGCTGGACTGAAACCCGCATGGATTACGAGATTGACGCGGAAGGCACGATCCGCATTGATCGCGTCGACCCGTTTGAGATGTGGGGCGATCCGTCTGCCCGCAAGCGCAATCTTGCCGACTCTCGCTACTGCTACCGCGGCCGGTATAGGGACAAGCGCGAGCTGCCGTCCGAATGGCGCGAGAAGATCAGTCAATCCTCATCCGACGATGCCGAGACCAACATCGGCCGAGGCCAGACCGGGCCAGGCGACGACTACGAGGACGGCGACAAAGAGACCACGGGCGAGGACAAGAACAAGGGCCGCGTGTTCATCAAGCATTTCCAGTGGTGGGAGCTTGAGGACGCCTACAAGATGGCCGACGAGGCCACGGGCCAGACGGCAGTGCTGGAGCCCGAGGAGTTCCGTGGCGTCGTGATGCAGTTCATCGCTGCCGGCATGCAGCCGCCGCAGGCCATGAAGCTGAAGGTCCGCCGCTATTATCAGGCGTTCGTGTGCGGCGATGCGCTGCTTGAGCCCAAGTCGCGCGTTACCTGCGATAGGTTCACGTTCAACTGTATCACCGGCAAGCGCGATCGGAATAGCGGCACGTGGTACGGCATCGTACGCGCCATGATGGACCCGCAGATGTGGGCCAACAAGTGGTTGTCCCAGATCCTGCACATCCTGAACACGAGCGCCAAGGGCGGCGTGCTGTTTGAGAAGGACGCATTCGAGAACCCGCGCAAGGCCATGGAGGATTGGGCCAAGCCGGACAGCATGATCGAATTGAAGAACGGCGCGCTCGGCCGCGGTGCGCTGCAGGAGCGGGCCGCCAAGAACTATCCGCAGGGCCTCGACAGGCTAATGGAGTTTGCCGTTAACTCGATGCCGCAGGTGACGGGCATCAATCTCGAGCTGCTTGGTCTCGTCCAGAAAGAGCAGGCCGGCGTGCTCGAGGCACAGCGCAAGCAGGCCGGATACGCCATCCTCGCCGTGTTCTTCGACAGTTTGCGCCGGTATCGCAAGATGCAGGGCCGGGTGATGCTCCACTATATCCAGGAGTACATCAGCGACGGCCGGCTTGTGCGCATTCAGGGCCAGAACGGAAACGAGCAATACGTCCCGCTGGTCCGCAATCGCGACACGGCTAAATATGACGTGATCGTTGACGAGGCGCCGATGAGCGCTAACCAGAAGGAAGCCGTGTGGGGCATGCTCACGCAGATGCTTCCCATCCTGCAGAAGCAGCCTGTGCCCATGGAGGTCTGGCAAGAGTTTCTGCGCTACTCGCCGCTGCCGTCAAGCGTATCCGGCAAGATCGGCCAGGCGTTGGCACAGGCCGCACAGCCTGATCCTGAACAGCAGCAGATGCAGATGGCCGGCGCACAGCTTGCCTTGCGCAAGGAAGCCGCCACGGCGGCCAAGGACGAGACGCAAGCCGTGCTCAATCAGGCCCGAGCCGTCCAGGCCACCAAACAAGCCTATCAGCAAACCCTTGAACCGCAACAGATGCCGAGGAACAATCAGTGAGCGATCGTGACGTGACGGCCGAAGTGGTGGACCAGAGCGAGCAGGCAGCGTGGGAAGCGCTCGAGAAGGAAGTCGCAGACCAGGGCGCCGAGGGCGAGCCCGTCGAGCAGGACGCGACTGAGGCAGAGGCCAAGGACGAGCCGGCACAGGAGCCGGACAAGGCCGCACAGCAGCCGATTCCATATGAGGAACTGGACAAGCGCTATAAGCAGCTCCAAGGCGCCCTCGGTGAGGAACGGGGCACGCGCAAGCAGATGGCCGAGCGCGTGCAGCAAATGGAGCAGGTGCTCCGCGCTGTGATCGCCGAGCGCCAAGCGCAAGCCCAGCCGCAGGCGCCCGCGCCCAAGGTGCCGACGATCGAGGAAGACCCGATCGGGTTTTTCCAGCACAAGTTTGCGGAGTTGGAGCGGCAGGTTCAGGAGAGCCGCACCGGCACGCAGCAGACTGTGCAGCAAGTGCAGCAAGCCCACGTCGAGCAGCAGTTTTGGGGCGCCGTCGAGCGCTCCGAGCAGGCCATGCGGCAGGCCAACCCGGACTATGATCCGGCTGTGACGTTTCTCGAGGGCGCGCGCGTTAGGGAACTGGAGATTATGGTGCCGGACAATGCGTCCGGCGAAGCCTACGCCCAGCAAATGGGCTACCCGTCCGCGGCTGACATGCGCGTTGCGATCCCGAATAACGACCGCATTCAAGTGGCTCGCC